ACACAAAGACCGGCGCTATCAACAGAGAGTAATATATCTTTAAATCAATGCCCCACTCACTCTCACACTCATGTTCTAAAAGAGTGATAGTTCACATTTTAAAATGACACTCTCAATGTTGAAAGTTTGCCTGTGTGGCTGCCTCAGCCCCTCCCTTCTCCTGTCTTCTTCCGCCATGGCTCTCCTCGTTCTCTCTTGCTTCATGCTGGCTTTCTCTGTGTCTTTTAAGGTTTCCTCTTCTTTTCTTTATATTTTTTGTCTCTTATTTTTTGGTTCTTTTATTGTTTTTAGTCTTTGCTTTGCCCCTTCTTCTAAATTGGGTTGAATTAGGACTGCCCAGCTTGAATTGCACTGTTCATGATGTTTTCTTTCTGAGGATTCCAGAGATAATTGCCGAAAATAGCCGCTTTATCACTGCTATCATTGTGAGAATAATAATGATGCTGATGATCACGTATGCTGCTGTTGTCCCGAGAGCTTTCAAGGGCCCTCCTATCCATGATGTGAAGCCTGAAAATATTCCCCAAACACTCATTCCAGTGTCCACTGGGTTCACTATAATGGATGTTCCTGTTTTTATGAGATCTGATCTCATCCTCTGAGCTACTAGATGACCTTTCATTCTTATGGTCTTTGACACTCCACCGCAGTTGTATTCTAGCATAGAGTCAATAACTGGGGCATCAAAATGTTGAATCTGGCATTTCACAGATCGCAGAGTGCTTGCAGAGAACCCAAACATCATTCCGCCTTCCTTTGATGTTAAGACCACATCAGTTTCAGAACTAGATTGAACTGAAAAGCATGCCAAGGCGCCAGAGTTGCAAGAATAGCATCCTGTCAGATTAACAAATGCCACTTCGCAGGTTGCCTGTGCTTCAGGAAATTCAACCTCAAAATCATCCAGATTGAGAACAAAATCAGCCTTTACTACAGAATAGGATAAAGCTTGGACTGTTTGTTTATCAATTGAACTGACATAAGTTTTGCCATTTCTTGATTGTGGAAGGGCTCCTCTCAAGAAAGCAGCAAAAGGATCTACTAGTGAGGTTGTGCAATCAGCTACATCCATTCTGGGGCTATAATGAATGAGGTCTGGGGCTCGCAAACAAGATTTGTGTGCACTGGCTACAGCTGATTCAGATGAACATCTTATTTCTCCAATGAACCCTTTTCTAGCCTGCTCAGGGAAAACCTCATCAATAAGTGCAAACCCTCCGTTTGTACTGCGCAGGAAAGTGACTGGGATGTGAGCTGTTTCTGAGTCAGCATCCAGGTTTAATGAGATGCTGCCCCATGGAAAGAACTTGGATTCCATTGATCCAAGCTCGATTTTTTCAACAGCTCCTCCTGGGGATCTAATCTCAAAGCCAATCTTGTGAGACCAGTCAGCACATCTAAAAACCTTGACGGCCTCTTTCCTTACTTGTCTAAACTCTGCTCTGACGAAGAGGCATGATGGATAAACATTGAAGCATGAGCATCCAATTCCTCCACATTGCTCAAAGCATCTGTTTTCTGACATAACTTCTGGGTTGATGATGCTTCTAAATTCTTTTGAGGTTACACTACTATTCCATGACTGACAGTTGTCTCCTTTGCACTCACCAACTAGACGACAGCGTCTTGAGCTATGGCAAATCGGAGAGAACTGCCCTGTCCAGAAAGAAGATCCTTCTCTGCATAAGCTCTGGCTAGACACTGTTTTAATTCTAATGATGCTTTGCTGCCCATCAGTATTTCCTTTAAGCACCACACAGCTCTCTGAGCCAATAATTCCTGCCTTTAGGTTTATAAGCCCAGTGTATTTACATATGGTCTTCCCTCCTTCAGCTCTGCATCTTGTTATCTTTGAGCTAGCAATTTGATTCTGAGAGCATGCTGTTGCGCAAGCAAGAAGAGAAAGAATCATTGCTGATTTTAAGACATTCCTAGGGATGGGTCTTAAATCAATCCTGCCCAGAGGAGCAGCCACTTGAGCCTCTACATCATTATTGATGTTTTCATTGATCCAGTTTAGCTTGCGGATGGCATAACTTTGGAATCTCCTTAGTAGCCAAACCAGCAGTTTAATAATCCACATAATGGGGTTCTTTGCATATTTCGGAATTATTCTCAATGCAATCAATACTTTCCAGAGAATGAAGAAGCATATAGATAGAGCCCCCACCACTGTTACAGAAAGAATTAGAGAGCTAGCAATAGTATGGCAATGGAAATTTAGCAAATTCTCATAGCAAAAGAAGCAGTCAATTACTGAGCACCCATCATGTGCAGGGCAGTGAGTTTTTACATTCATTCCGGGCTCTTGAGCACTATTAGAGATGTGTATGGAGATATCTCCTCCAACCACATGAGATCCTCCAGGATAAGGTATGATTGCATCTGGGCTGGGCTCTTGAGTCATGGAAGTGCAATAACCATGGCTGCAGGCTGTAGCAGTAGAAATCAACTTTCCAGTTGTTTTCACAGAAATACCACCACTCAAACAGTCGACTAAGCACTCTGCGCATGCTTGAGTGGAAGTTTGGATGGGTGGTTTAACTTCCTTAAGCACTTTGACAACCTCAAAGCCAACACACTTAGGTGTTTGCCAAGCACCATTAATGTAAACTCTAACTGGACCTGATCCAGGGGCAACAGAACAGAATGCATTCGGGTACTCATTAATACAAGAGTGCCTTGTGCAAAAAACTGCATCACCTGTGCAGATTCTTGTCTTGCTCGGGTCCACAGTCTTACACTCACTGATCTTCACAGAGGCTTTGGCTCTCTCTGATGATGCTGCGCTATTGGTGCCAGCAAGCTGGCCCTTGTAATCGTAGCACAAGAAAGCAGAATCATTCAAAACTTCATCATTTTTCATTATCAGATTGTCAAGATAAATTTTATTCCCAGCATCAAATATAACAAATGGGACAGATTCAAAATGGGTCTGAAACTTGGAACACTGCCTGATAGTCTTTCGGCCAATCCTACAATATACTTTTGATACAGGTTCCTTCCCTCTCAATTGCTCACCACCTTTCTGGCAGAATCCGTCTTGGAGTGAGATACTTGATTTCTTCACATTAGACCCGGTTATCTTCAAACAAAAATTACAATCATCAGACAGTTCATGCTGATCAGGACACATTACCCCTCTCAGTTTTCCTGAATTGTCAATATAATGAGCTCCTCTGAACCCTTGGGGGCAATAAGACTTTATGTGTGCTTTGTACTCAACACACTTTTGAACTCCAGCACCATTGTTCAAGGTACAAATGCCTGAGGTATCCTTGGAGATTATTTGGTTGTCAACAGCTTCTAAGAAGTTGTATTTGTGTATGTGGGAGTTGAACAAGGGAAACTGAGTCTGGTTTAAGAGGTACTTAAAACCTGCACAAGCCGAACCATAATCTATGTTTTGGCAACTAGCATCATCGGAGGAATCAAGCTTGTAATTTCTCTTTTCTCCTGGTCTGTTATAGGCATGTTCCCACTGATTGAATTCTGCTGAAACGGCCGATGCTAATAAAAGCACTGAGGTTATAATTGGCAGAATTGTGGATGTTGAATAAGCAGAGCTGCTTGCCACTCTTTCTTTGCTCTGACCCCAGTCTTCTCTCTGGCTTAGACTCTTTAGGTTTCTCCCATTAGTCTCTATTTTCAGGTCTTCTTCTAGCTGTGTGATTCTTTCTTTTAAGCTCTCAGAGGCTTTTTGATGTCTACCAGAATCTGCTCTTGCTCTCTCAAGCTCCATCTCAATAGCCTTCTTTTGTTCTTGCAGTATCCTCATTTCGGAAACTAGCACTTCCCTTTCTTTCTTGGAGGTGTCCAAGATCCTGGATTCTGATTCCACTCTACCCTGCAGAGAGTCCTTATGCTTTTGAGACAATGCTCTGAGATCTCCTCTTACTTTCTTTAAATCTGATATCTCTCTCTCTAACTTCGATATCAGAGCTTCTTGGCTTTCGATCTTCTTAGTATACTCAGCCAAATCTTCTGATTTCAGGTTTTCCTTCATCTTAAGCTCTTCTTTGAGATCCTCAAGCTCTTTTACTGCTCTTTGCTCTGATTCTCTTAAGCCGTCTTGATTAGAGAGAGTATTTTTTAATTCTCCTCTAAGACTGTCTATCTGCTGCATTAGTTCTGAGATTCTTTCAGCTGCACCCTCATCTCTTTTATCACTCTCAAGAGCTGTTATCACAGCTTTGTTTTCAGGAGCACCAATGACTCTCACAAAGCCCGAAGTGGATCCATCCTTGCAGCTTACAATCAGAGTGCCTGAATCGGTATTTGCCAAGCCGTCAAAAGCCATGCTGGATGTGAAACCCATATCATCATTTTTACAAGAAAATTTCAGTTTTGACACTGAGTCTTGCACTAATCTGATCATGTTCTTTATCTCTTTAGTGCTTGTAGCCTTGTAATTATCAGGTGATCCTATTGAACAATCCAATCTCAAGCTCTCGTCAACTGATAGTCCCCAGTAGTATGCAAGTGTTTCTGTAGGTACGTCGTTACTTAAGCAGATCTCTGTCTTCCCTCTTTCTGAGCTAGTCTGAATTTTATAAAGAGATTCAGACTCTGTGACTATTGTCACTAACAGTATAAAAATTCCAACAAACATGTATTTGAAATGCGCCGTCTTTGTGTGTACTCTGCGTTG